CAATGATGCCAAGCGTCAGATTGAAGATTCCTATAATTGGAATGTCTTGGGACAAACAATTACAGTTACTACCACTGCTGCCACAAGTTCTTACGCTTTGACGGGTGCGGGTCAGAAGTTTCGTATCAATGATGCTATTAACACTACCAGTGTTATTACCTTAGATAACATTGATGTTGCGGATATGAACCGCAAACTCAACTTTGGTACACCTTCACAGTCTATTCCTTCAGAGTTCTGCTTTAGTGGTGTAGATGGTAGTGGTGACACAAAGGTTGACCTGTTTCCCGTTCCTGATGGTGTCTATACACTGAAGTTTGATTTAACCATCCCACAGGCTAATTTGTCTGCTGATGGCACTTCAGTCAAGGTATTGGACTATTTGGTGACTCAGAGTGCCTATGCCCGTGGTTTGATTGAGCGTGGTGAGGACGGAGGGACTGCTTCTAATGAAGCGTACGCTTTGTTCCGTGGAATGCTATCTGACGCTATTGCATTGGAAAGCACTCGTTACCCTGAAGATAACTTTGTGGCGGTCTAATGTCTGCTCCTCTACAAAGTCAAAGCATTAGCGCACCAGGCTTTTATGGCCTGAACACGCAAGACTCGCCCTTAGATTTATCTTCTGGCTTTGCTTTAACTGCGTCTAATTGCGTGATTGACCAGTTTGGTCGTATTGGCGCACGAAAAGGATTTACTCTTGTTAACGCTTCATCAGGCAATCTAGGCTCTAACAATGTGGGTGTTATCCACGAGTTAGTCCAAACCGATGGCACTTTGACTGTTCTGTTTGCTGGCAATAACAAGCTATTTAAACTTGGAACTTCTAACGCAGTGACTGAGTTGACCTATGGTGGTGGGGGAACAGCCCCTACTATCACAGCATCTAATTGGCAGTGTGCATCTTTGAATGGCATAGCCTATTTCTTCCAAACTGGTCACGATCCACTCATCTTTGATCCCGCTGTTAGCACAACAACATTCAGACGGGTATCTGAGAAAACAGGCTATGTGGGGACTGTTCCTCAAGCAAACATTGCTATCTCAGCATTTGGTCGCTTGTGGGTGGCTAATACCTCCACAGATAAGGTCACGATTACCTTCTCTGACCTGATTGCGGGTCATGTATGGAGTGGTGGTACTTCAGGAACATTGGATGTTTCTAGGGTTTGGCCTAATGGTGCTGACGAGATTATGGGTCTAGCGGCTCACAATGACTTCTTTTTTATCTTTGGTAAACGGCAGATTCTTGTTTACTCAGGTGCTTCTACACCCGCATCCTTGGTTCTGTCAGACACAGTAGGCTCTATTGGGTGTATTGCTAGGGACACTATTCAGTCAATTGGTACTGATGTGATCTTCTTGTCAGACTCTGGGGTTCGTTCTCTAATGAGGACAATTCAAGAGAAGTCTGCACCACTTAGAGACTTATCTAAGAATGTGCGTTCTGACCTAGTGTCTTCTTTGGCAGTAGAGACTTTGGCTAATCTGAAGTCTGTTTACTCAGAGAAGAATGCCTTTTACTTGTTGACCCTACCAGTTACCTCACAGGTTTTTTGTTTTGACACAAAGATGCAATTGCAAGATGGTGCTTTTAGAGTAACCAAGTGGGACTCTATTACGCCTACGGCTTTGTACTCACTCAGAAATGGTGACTTGTACATTGGAAAACTAGGGTTTATTGGCAAGTATGGAAGTTTCTTAGATAACACTTCTACTTACCGATTGAGCTACTTTACCAACCATGCAGACCTTGGTAATGAGAATCAGATTTCTATTCTGAAGCGAATCAAGACCATTGTTATTGGTGGCTCTGACCAGTTCGTGACGATTAAGTGGGGCTTTGACTTTGCTGCCAACTATCTGTCGGGCAATGCTTTTATCCCTGAACAACAGAACTATGAGTACGGCCTAGCTGAGTACGGCACAGCAGAATACTCAGGTGGACTCTTGATTAAGACGCTAGACGTAAATGCTTCTGGTGCTGGCAAGGTTGTTCAAACAGGTTACGAAACCACCATCAACGGCACTCAACTGTCAATTCAGAAGATTGAAATTCAATCTAAGAACGGGAAAATATCATGAGTAACTACACAAAGAGTACCAACTTTGCCACTAAAGACAACCTCACGCCTGGTGATCCACTCAAGGTCGTTCGAGGTACAGAGATTGATACTGAGTTCAATAATATTGCTACTGCTATTGCGACTAAGACAGACAATGCCTCTGCCGCAATTACGGGTGGCACGATTACAGGTATCACAGATTTAGCGGTTGCTGATGGCGGTACAGGTGCTTCTACAGCGGCTACTGCTCTGAACAACCTTTTGCCTAGCCAAACAAGTAATGCAAATAAGTATCTTCAGACTGATGGCACTAACGCTACATGGGATGCAGTAAGCCTTTCTACTGCTGACATTACAGGGACTTTAGGTGTTGCAAATGGTGGTACGGGTGTAACTACAAGCACAGGAACAACCAATGTAGTGTTGTCAAACTCGCCAACACTGGTGACTCCTGCATTGGGAACACCCTCTGCACTTGTTGGCACAAACATCACAGGAACTGCATCTGGCTTAACTGCGGGTAATGTAACGACAAATGCCAATCTAACAGGCGCAGTAACCTCAGTAGGTAACGCAACGTCTTTAGGATCATTTAGTTCTGCAAATTTACTTGCCGCATTAACTGATGAAACTGGCACTGGATCGGCAGTATTTGCCACAAGCCCTACTCTAGTAACTCCTGCTTTAGGCACTCCATCTGCCTTGGTAGGTACGAACATTACAGGCACTGCATCAGGTCTGACTGCGGGTAACGTCACAACTAACGCTAACTTAACAGGTGCAGTCACTTCTGTTGGCAATGCTACCTCTTTGGGTTCATTCAGTTCGGCTAACCTTTTGGGGGCTTTGACAGACGAAACAGGAACAGGCTCTGCTGTCTTTGCAACAAGCCCGACATTGGTGACACCAGTTTTAGGTGTGGCTACAGGAACATCATTCCAAGGCATCATTGGTAATGTGACCCCTGCTGCTGGTGCGTTTACGACTGTTACAGCATCGACTGCAATTGGCACAACATCAGGAGGCACAGGCTTAACATCATTCACATCAGGCGGTGTGGTTTACGCATCTAGTTCTAGTGCATTGGCTACTGGGTCTTTATTGACATTTGATGGGACTAACACACTAAAACTTAAAAACACACTGACACTTGACCGCTATAGCGACAATACTGAAGGTTTAACTATTACTACTAATACTGGTAATGGTGTTTACAACTCATTTGGTGGTTTAAATCATGTTTGGCAATTAGTTGGCACAGAAGCAATGCGCCTCACATCCTCAAGCCTTTATACGGCTAGTGGAATCAATGTAGGTATTGGTACAAGTTCGCCAGCGTCAAAACTTACAGTCATAAACACCGCTGACGCAAACAAACAAATTGTATTTAGTGATAACGCTACTTACTATGGCTCAGTAGGTCATAACTCTGGTAATGGTTTAAATGAATACAGAACAGAAGCTGGTGGCGGTCATGGGTTTTTTATAGGCACATCTGGAACTTCTAATTTATTACTCAACTCATCAGGCAATCTTGGCTTGGGAGTTACTCCGAGTGCTTGGAGTTTGTCTGGCTTGCAAGCATTGCAAGTTAAAAACGGAAGCATTTATGGTTATTTAAATGAGTTTGGTTCGCAAGCCAACACCTATTACAACGCAGGGTGGAAATACGTAGCAAATGGGTATGCATCTCAATATGTCCAAGCATCTGGCACACATGGTTGGCTCACAGCCGCATCAGGCACAGCAGGAGACGCTATCTCCTTTACTCAGGCGATGACTCTGGATGCGTCTGGTGGGTTACAGACACTAAACACAATTGGTGTCGGTAATGCAACACCATCAACAAGCGGTGCTGGCATCACATTCCCCGCAACTCAATCAGCATCATCAAACGCTAATACGCTAGATGACTACGAAGAGGGGACTTGGACTGCGGCATTTAATGTAACAAGTGGTTCAATCACAATTAGCACATCCTATAACACTGGAAGATATACAAAAGTAGGTCGCTTAGTTACTGTTAATCTTCACGCTAGATTTTCAAGTGTAAGTTCACCCTCTGGAGGACTTACCATCTCTGGGTTGCCTTTTACATCTGATTCAGACGCACAGTGTCGAAATTCTGGAACTTGTGCAGCATTAGCAGTTACAAGTTTAGCCACTCCAATGACTGCATATGTCAATAACAATTCAACTAGCATGACCCTTAGTGGTTTTGTTGCGGCTACTGGTGGTTATGCGGATGCGGGAACTTACATAAACGCATCAAGCGAGTTATACATTACTTTAACTTATTATGTTTAATTAACTTGATTGGATTATCAAGTCGGACACTTAACCAAAGGAAATCAAAATGTCTTTAACAAAACAAGCGGTAATTGACCAAATTACAATAACAGAGAACGGCACAGTTCTTTTTCGTGAAGCTACACGCATCATGGAAGATGGAAAAGAGTTAAGTAAAACCTACCATCGTACAACTTTAACCCCCGCACAAGACCTGACAGGCGTTCCCGCTAATGTTTTTGCTATCTGCAATACAGTCTGGACAGCTGAAGTTATTGCGGCTTATCAAGCGGCTCAAGAAAGCACAACGCCATGACTATTACTTGGACTATTTCAACCCTAGACAGAGAAGTCTCTAACGGCTTTGTAACGACAGCACACTGGCAAGCCACAGCAGTAGATGGAGACTACACAGCCTCTATCTATTCAACTTGCTCATGGGCTGATGGCACACCAACTATTCCCTATGCAGACCTGACACAAGAGACAGTCCTTGGTTGGGTGTGGGAATCTGTTGATAAACAAGCAACAGAAGATGCTCTGGCGGCTAATATTGCTTTGCAGAAGAATCCTACGCAAGCGTCAGGCGTACCTTGGAGTGCAGCATGAAATTAGAGTTAGACGTTAACGAGATTAACTTTGTATTGCAGACCCTTGGTGAATTGCCAAGCAAATCAGGTGTCTGGCCTCTGATTCTTAAAATCAAAGAGCAGGCTGAAGCGCAAGTTCCTAAAGAGGCTGAGTAATCATGGCAGTGTCAAGTCAAGACATACTGAACTTCTTGTTGGCTAACCCCAACATGAGTGATTCTGCTATTGCTGCGGCAATGGATATGTATGGCGTGACACCCGCAATGATGGCTCAAGCAGTTGGAATTCCTGTTCAGCAAGTGCAACAACGATATGAAGAAGTACAACCACAGGGCTTGTTTACTGCTCCAATCCAAGCACCAGAGCCTGTTTATACGCCAGAGCCTGAGCCTGTTTACACCCCTGAACCAGTTTATGCAGACCCAACTTATACAGACCCATTTTATGAAGATATTACTTCTGTAGCTCCTGCATATGTTGCTCCAGAACCAGTTTATGTAGCACCTGAACCAGTTGCTCAACCAATACTTACTCAACTAGTTAGCACACCAGAACCCGTTGTTCCACCCGTGGTTGCACCAGTAGAAACAGCACCCGTTGTTCCACCACTTGCTCCATTGGACACACCAGTTATCACACCAGCAGCGCAAACGACTCAAGAGGCAACCACTATGGCGTACACAAGTCAACAAATTGTGGAGTTCTTACTGAAGAACCCAGACATGACTGACGAGCAGATCGTCAAGGCTATGGAGACCTACAAAATCTCTCCTGCTCAAATGGCTACGGCTGTTGGATTGAAAGAGGGCGAAGTTGCTTCCCGTGTAGCGGCTACTGTTCCTCAAGGACAGACTATTACCCTTGGAGATACGGTTGTTCAACCTGTTTACCAAGTAACTGGTTCTGGTGAAGATCAGCAAGTTGGTGGTATTGAGAATGTTATTACTTACAAAGCCACTGATAACAGGGCGGGTGGATCGTTTACCCAATACACACCTACTGGTGAAGTAGAGCAAACTGGCACTCAACAAGAAGTTAAAAGTGGTCTAAAAGAGTTTGCAATAGGTGCGGGTTTACTGTTTGGTTTGCCAAGCATATTAAATGCAGGTGCAGGTGGTGCTTCAGCATTTGAATTAGCAAATGCGGGTGCTTCCGCAATGACAGACTTAGGTGCTTTTGAATTAGCTAATGCAGGTGCGGGTGCTTTTACTGATCTAGGTGCGTTTGAGTTGGCTAATGCAGGTTCTTCTGCATTAACTGACTTGGGGGCGTTTGAACTAGCTAATGCTGGCTCATCGGCACTGACAGATTTAGGAGCATTTGAACTAGCTAATGCGGGTTCTAGTGCCTTGACTAACTTGACTACAAGTGGTGGTCTTCTAACAGATGCGGGTACTCAATTTGAGTTGGCTAATGCGGGTTCTAGTGCTTTAACTGATTTAAGCAAAGTAACTGATCTGAGTAAAGTAACAGACCTAAGTAAGGTTGCCGATTTAAACAAGGTAACAGACCTAAGCAAAGTAACTGATTTAAGCAAAGTAACTGATTTAAGCAAAGTTGCTGATTTAAGCAAAGTTGCTGATATTACAAAGTTAGCGCAAACAGGATTAACTGCGGCTCAGATTGCTCAATTATTGTCATCTACTGCAACAACGGCTGGTGGATTGCTCCAACAACAGACCTCTAAAGAAGCGGCTGACAGCGCAAGGGCAATGATTGACAGAGAGACTGCTGCTGCCAAAGCGGGTGCTCAGTTTAGACCTATTGGAATGACTACTAGGTTTGGCTCATCTCAGTTTGTGGTCGATCCAACAACAGGTCGATTAACAAGCGCAGGCTACACATTAGACCCACAAGCTAAAAATGCTCAAGATAGATTTGTTAAGTTAGCAGAATCTGGTCTTCAACAAGCTGAAGGCGCACAGTCTCAATTTGCTCCTTTGCAAACAGGCGCACAAAGTTTGTTTGGTTTGGGTAATAAATATCTTGCTCAAAGTCCAGAGGCAGTTGCAAGTGATTACATGAAATCACAATTGGCACTTTTAGCACCTGGTCGTGAACAACAATATGCTTTCTTGCAAAACCAATTGCAACAGCAAGGTCGTGGTGGTTTATCTGTAGCCCAAGGTACAGGATTAGCTCCAACATCACCAGAATTGGCGGCATTTATGAATGCAAAGATTCAAGAAGATGCAAGACTAGCGGCTAATGCTCAACAATATGGACAACAAAATGTGTTGTTTGGTGCGGGTCTATTAGGTCAAGGCTCACAAGCTATGGGTCAGTACTATGGTGGTCAGCAAGCCGCTTATTCGCCTTATACGACTGCTTTGGGACAAGTTACAGGGCTTGAGAGTGCGGCACAACAACCCTTCCAAATGGGTGTTGATTTAGGAAAGATTGGAGCAGCAACTGGATTTGATGCTGGACGACTTGGTTTGCAAGGTGCAGGTCAAAGCGTAGCATTGGCTACTGGCCCTGCGGCTACCAACAATCCTTACGCATCATTATTAACTGGTGCGGCATCCTCTCCTGTTCTTACAGAAGCCGCTGCAAAAGCTCTGGTTGGCTTATTTTCATAAGGATTCATCATGGCAGAAAATATCGTAGCAAGCCTTTTTGGTCTAACCCCCCAAATGTATGGTGAGCAACAAAGAACAAGTGCTTTGGCAGAGGGCATTAGATTAGCCCAATTAGACCCTGCGGCTCGTGGTGCGGCAATGACCTATGCGGGTGCTAGAGGGCTTGGTAACGCTATTGGCGGTGCTTTGGGCATTGAAGACCCCCAGTTAAAGCTAATCAGTACTAGACAACAAGTTCTTGGTCAAGTAGATCAATCTGATCCTACTTCTTTGTTAAATGGGGCTAAAACTCTTGCTCAGATGGGTGACCAACAGGGTGCTATGGCTTTGGCTCAATATGCTCGTCAAGCGCAGAGTGAAATGGCTCAAACACAACAGCGTTTAGCGGCAGCAAAAGCGTCAGAGGCTGCGGCAGGTCGTGAGCGACTCCAAGGAGTTGATAAAGACATTCAGATTGCCAATGAAATTTCTACGATACAAGATGCGCTTGACCAACTTAAATCTCAACCAGCATCGCCAGAACGTGATCGTGCAATGAATTTATTGACCACTAGATATACTGAACTTCAGCGGTTAACAAGCAAAGAAAAAGCAGATCAAAAGATTAGTTATGGCCCTGAAGCTGATAGAGCGTCAAAAGCACAATTTGGCGTAAATTTTAATGAGTTAACACAACCACAAGCCGCAGTAATTGATAAACTTTTAGAAGAACGTGGCGTGAAAAAATCTGCTAGTGGTGCTGCTCAATTAAATGTAAATGCTTATACACCTGCTAGTGTTGAGGCGCAAAAACAATTTATACAAGATGTTTCCAAAGAACGTGCAGGTCTTCGTAATGCGCCTGATGCACTTAAAAATATTGAAGCCGCAAAGAAACTTATACCTACAGCAAGCACATTTATGGGTAAAGGTGGAGAGCCTTTGCTTGCTGCGGCTAGCTTCTTAAATAATCGACTTGGATTAGGTATTAACACACAAGGTGTTACTGATGCTACAGTTCTTCGGACTAGATTATTTGAGGGAATTCTTGACAATCTAAAGAAATTGGATTCTCAACCTTCTCAAGAACAACAGCGTGTGTTGAGTGAGGCACTGGGTAATCTGGGAACAGACCCTGCCGCATTGGAGCAAATTCTTAATCGTATTGGTGAAACTGTTACAGATCGTGTTGATCGTTACAACACTGATGTAACTGAGTCAGAAGCAAGGGGCATTAAATTTCCATTTAAGCCACAAATAACTTTGCCACAACGACCTCGTGCTCCTGGTTCTGCCGTAAGCCAAATACCAACCACATCAACAGTAGGTATTGATCAAGAGAGGCAAAACGCAAAAGCGGCAATTGCCAAAGGTGCAGATGCTGATAAAGTGCGTGAGCGTTTTAAACAAAAAACTAATCAGGAGTTGTAAATGGCTACTGGATATGAAGACTTACTTCCAACCAAAACTGAGGATGTTTCTGGTTATGAAGACCTTATGGTTGTTAAACCACTTACTGCTACTAAAGCAAAAAGCGGGGGTGGTTTAGGACAATTACTTCAGTCGGCGGTTTCTCTTGGTCGATCTACTGCTTCTCTAGCTGACGTTACTGTTGGCGGGGTATTACCTGCTGCCGCACAGATGGTTGGCTATCCCTTGGCTCGTTTGGGACGCTCTCCCGAAGAGGCACAAGCCGCTACACAAAGGATTGTTTCTGCTGTTGACAAGCCATTTGGCAAGATGGCTGGCGTTACTGAGACTCCAGAATATCAGGGTGAGGCTGGTCGTCAACTATTGGACTTTATTGGAGAAAACTTCCAAAAAGGTGCTAAGTTTATTGCTGAAAAAACAGGCTTACCAGTATCCGATGTAGAAAACTACATAGGAACATTAAGTTTAGCCGCACCTGCTGTTGCTAGACCTACTGCTCGAACAATACAAGAGTTAGCCGCACCCGCATTAGAAAAAGCTGTTATTGGGGCAAAGATGCCTTTTGAACCAATGATGCAAGCTAGGCGTGAAAGAATGTCTTTAGAGGACTATGCTCGTGGGCCACAAATTGATGCCGCTATAGAAGCACAACGTCTAGGTATTGCTCTAAGCCCTGAAAATATTCAATCAACAGTTGGAACGCGAACACTTGCTGCAGTTGCTGGTGAACAAGGCACTAAAGCAATAACTGATGTAAACAGAAATCAAGTTCGTAAAGTTGCTATCAATGATTTGGGATTACCAGAAACTACGCAATTTGATAGCGCAAAACCATTTAATGATGCAAGACTTAAAGTTTCTAAGCCGTATGTACAAATAAATCAACTTCCAACAATGGTGGCTGAAAGTGCAACTTTAGAAGCACTTGAGAAATTGCGTCCACAGAAAGCTATTATTGGTTCAAATAAATATGCTAAAAATATCAATGACGTTATTGATGATGCTGTTCTTAAAACAACAGAGGGTTTAACAGGACAAGAATTGTTAGACAACATAAAAACATTACGTCAACGATCTCAATCAGTTTACAGAAATAAATCTTCGGGTTTAGATGCTCTTGATTCAGCATATACAAATTTAGCAATTGCTAATGTTTTAGAGTCAATGATTGAGTCCAACATTTTTAATCCTAAACTGCTATCTGAGTTTAGACAAGCTCGTCAAAAGATGGCTAAAACTTATGCCTATGAAGCTGCCACAGACTTCAATACTGGCATTATTGATGTCAATAAACTTAGTTCTGTAACATCAAAAGATAATACGTATACTGGCGATATTGCCTCACTTGGAAAGATTGCAGGTAATTTTCCAGATGCGTTTGCTGTTAAACCATCTAAAGGATTTGCTGATACACCTCGCATTGCAAGAGCAAGTATTGGCGGGGCAACTGGTGTAGCAATTGGTAGCCAATTTGGTGCTGGTGGAGCTGCATTGGGTGGTCTTCTAGGAACTTTGGCTGGAGAAGGCGCAGGGTCATTAGCCTCAAGGATCATAGCCTCTCCAAAATATCAAGAAGCATTAGCTTTGCGTGATGCCCGTATTCCTGTTAGCCAAGTTGCAACAGCGGCACAACCTATTCCTCAAGGTCAGGCAATTGTTCCTTATCAACAAGAAGTATTTGATCCATCGGTGGGAGGGCCTGCTAACAAATTGCGTGTTGTCTATGATGAAAACGGGCGACCAATTTACAAACCAGAACAGCAACGTCAGGGCTTTACAACGCCACAACAACCACCGCCATTTGGCCCAACTGTGTTTGAATCTCAACGTGGTTTGCCCAATGAAGTGCCACGACAAATTTACGAAGCCCAAAAACGTGCAGAAATGGCACAAGAGTTTAGGGCGGCTGCGGAACGAAAACCTGCAAGTGGAGGCATTGAGTTTACATTTGATGCTGCTGGTAATCTTGTTCCAGTAACCACTTCTGGGGCGGGTGGTGTATTGCCTACCGCTTTAGAGTCGGCTATACAGAAAATGTCTGGTCAAGTTATTGAACAACCTAGCACTAGCTATAGAACTCAAACAATCTCTCCTAAAACTGGTGCTAAACCATACACACGTATTGTAAAAACAGAGGGTGAAACCACCTTTGAGCGTGGTGTTTCTCAAGCATTTGCAATGACTGCCGAAGAGAAGATTGCATGGAGTAAGGTCAAAGCTGATTTGGCTGAAGTTGTTCCAGGCATGAAAACTCTTTCTAATGAAAGCATTCTTAATAGACTGCAAGACGTAGAGTGGGCGACAAATGCTGTACAAAAAGCCCGTGATAAAGCTGTTGCTTTTGAGCAAATTGCGGCTCGTGCCAAAACTAGAGATGCACAACAACAAGCCATTGCCAATAGAGAACGAATGTTAGACCTTGCTGAACAAATGGAAAATACATTGCGAGTGGCAAGACCTGACGTAAGTGGAAAGATACAAGGGCCAAAGACTCGTGCGGCTTTTCGTGAAGGATTGCTAACAAACCCACAACCTCCATTTAAGATGGAAATTCGTGGGACTAACAAACTTTTATCAGGCGACTAAGTGAAAGACTATGCCGAAGCTCTTATCGCTGCGGTATGTATTAGTATTTTTGTCATTTTTTGTAGCTATATTATTGTTTGGTGTTTTCCGTGATCGTCTAAAGGCGGCAACCATAGAGTACCGATGTATTAAATGGACTTGGGTTGGAGATGTGTATAACCGAAGGGTTATCTGTCTTAAATGGGAGAAGGTGAAATGATCGATCCGATGACGGCTCTAGCTGGCATTCAGCAAGCTATTTCGATGGTTAAGAAGGCGAGTAAGGTCGCCAATGATTTAGGTTCTCTTGCACCCATGATAGGCAAGATGTTCGATGCCAAGAGTACCGCTACTAAGGCGTTAATCGAGGCCAAGAAGAGCAAAGGTTCCAACATGGGGACTGCTCTTCAGATTGAGATGGCTCTTGAACAAGCTAGAGCATTCGAGGAAGAGTTAAAGATGCTCTTTATGACCACAGGTAAGGTTGACGTTTGGAACAAGATTAAAGCCCGTCAAGACCAAATGGACATAGATGATGCAAGAGAACTCAGGTCGTTAGAGAAAGCAGAGAAGAAGGCTAAACAAAAAGAACAAGAGATGAACGAGTTAGCCATGATTATTGGTGGCTCATTCTTTGTTTTGTTTTTGGTTTTTGTTGGTATCTACGAACTCATGGAGTTTTGCGATACCACTAAAAGGTGTGGTCGGTGAATGAGTACCAGAAGACCTTTGACCTATGCCTCAAGATATTCGTTTACGGGTGTGTGGCATTATGGTTTCTTGGTTTCTTGAAGTTCTTGCCTGATGATTTGTCGGACAAGATTGTTAATCTTCTACTTGGAAGGGTTGGGTTAGGTAAATGAGAATTACCACTTACCAACAGAATGCTCAAATGCTGTCAGAGGCTCACAGGATGATCCACCAACAGAATATGAAGCGTTTGGCAGAGCTAACCAGACAAGCTGAACAACAACAGAGAATCCATGAGATTAAGACTCAGTGGGCTAAATCTGTGGACATCAAAGCATGAGATACCTACTGCTTCTTTTGTTGCTCAGTGGCTGCAAAGATGTTTACCGCTACCCCTGCCAGAATCCTGATAACTTTCATGCACCTGATTGCCAAAAGCCTAAATGCTTGTTTACTCAGATGTGTCCAGAATACTTAGTAGCCCCTATCTTGGAGAAAAAGGTCAATGATGTCCAACCAGAAAAATGAGCCATTGAGTACAGAGGCTTTTGAGGTCAGAATTTGGGGCTTTGTAGTGGTTGTAGTCACTCTTATTCTGTGCATCATTGTTATTGCACTACTCTATTCTGTTACTTTTGTAACACAACCTATCAAAAGTATGGCTCCGATTGACCAAGCCTACACCAAGATGCTGAACGACATTGTTCTTTTGATTGTTGGCGGTATCGGTGGAGTAATGACTAAAAGGGCGGCAGGTGCTGTTTCTAAGGCTTTTGGCAGTCCAAATCAACCTCAGATGATGCAACCTATGTGTCAGCCAATGGGAGGCTCATACGGCTCGTCCTATGCGCCTCCGCAATCTGCGTATGGTTTGCCAAGTCAACCTTTTGGTGCTATGCCTGTTTGGAAGAATCCAGAGTTGGATGAATCTTGGACACCTGGCCCTCCTCCGACTACTGCTCCTGACCATTTGGAAGATGACCAAGAGCGTGAAGAATTAGCACAAGCTAGAAAAGAGGCTGAATAATGTTACCTATCCCTCTCCCGTGGCTTATTGTGGGTGTTTTGGTATCTCTCTTTGGTACATACCGAGTTGGACACCACTATGGGTGGCTAGAACGTGATGGAGATATGAAAATAGCCATTGCTAAGAAGAACGAAGAGGCTAGGGCTAAAGAACAGGAACTAGGCTCTAAATTACAGGATCAGGAAAGTCAATTACGAAAGGCACAAGATGATATCAAGAAAAAGCAGTCTGCTATGCATGAGCTTGCTAGGACTGGTCGCCTGCGGCTCCCCGCCCCAAGTTGTCCACAAGCCAGTACAAGTGCCTCCACTCCCACTGGAGATACACAACCCGTCGATCCCCCTGAAACCGAACTTGAGCGACAGACTATTGCAGCTCTTATCGACATCGCAGCAGAAGGAGATAAAGCCATCACCAAGCTCAATGCCTGTGCCGCAGCCTACGAAGAAGTAAGGAGAATCGTGAATGGTCAGTAAAGAACAACTCCGACAACTTCATATTGGTGAGGAATGGCTAGATGGTCTAAATGCTACTTTTGAGCGTTTTGACATTATGAATCCACTAAGAAAAGCGGCTTTCATTGGTCAATGTGGGCATGAAAGCGGTAACTTTAAGATGCTTACCGAAAACCTGAACTATCGTGCAGAGGCTTTACAGAAACTATGGCCCAAAAGGTTTGATGCTGCCAAGGCTCAAGCGTGTGCGAGAAATCCAAAGCTCATTGCTACGACTGTCTACAGCAACAGAATGGGCAACAGGGATGAGGCTTCAGGGGATGCCTGGCGGTTTATTGGCAGAGGATGTATCCAGCTAACTGGCTCGGCTAATTATTTCCATGCAGGGAAGGCTCTAGGAGTTGATCTCATTATGAACCCCGAGTTAGTGGCTACTCCTATGTATGCTGCCCTCACAGCGGGATGGTTCTGGGATACGCATAAGCTAAACCAATACGCTGATTCTCGTGACTACAGAACCATGACCAAAAAGATAAATGGCGGCTTTATCGGTCTTGATGACAGAATTAAACACATTAATCATGCGATAGAGGTTCTGACCTAAGAGTTCTTTTCTTTTAGTTTGGCTTCAATGGCTCTGGCAAAGTGGATGTCCGTGTGTTGATGAGAGGCTGCACAGTCAGCCGAAATTGAAAGAATCTCATCATCCGTCAATCCAATCCAATCAGGCTGAATTTCCTCTCCCAACATTTGCACTTGAAACATAGCTTCTTCACGCAAGTCTTTAGTCATGCTTCTCCCCTAGAAGGGCAGTCTCTACCCTGATTGCAGTTGTTTAAACAGGGTGGACACCTTTTCATATCCCTTACAAAGGTAGCGAAACTCTGTGCAGTGTCGCCAAAGGCTTTCATCTTGTCGAACTCCTTGGCAACCTCCTCAAGCACTTCGTTTCGGTCTGGTCTATCAATGAAGTCATGGTCATTGAGCCATGTTCTGATGATTCCCATTTATCTAACCCTCCTCAAGGGTACTTCTGTTCTCTCTGGAGGTGGTGGTGGGGTCATACTCTCTGAGGGTGGAATCCAACCATGCTTTCTCCACAGAGTTTGAACGTCTGATCCTGATTCCCATTTGAAGTCTTTTAGAGGGACTGAAGGGTAGCTAATCTTGGAATGTGGTGGTTTTTCTAACATTAATGTCTCTCCGTTGTATAGCTGTGATAGATATAGCCAAACTCTATTTTGCCGACCAGGGACTCAGGTATCCAACTTCTATGCCCATCCTTATATTGCCTGAAGTGTCCCCGTCTTTTATGTTGTCTAGGGCTATTGCGACCATTTCCAGTAGCCACAATGTCGTGTGTCGCTGGTTTGGCAGTAACGTCAATAACTTTCCACTCAAACAATGGTTGCTTGTTTCTGCGGATGCGCTTACTGTTGGATGCTGATGGTAATGCTTTGTAAACACGGGTTCTCTCGTGTATGTCCATTGCTTTACGCATATATTCCGCATATTGATGGTTAATCATTGATGACCATTGCAAAAAAATCTCTCTTTTTGGATCGTTGCCATTTAATTTATGGTCTTTCCCAAAAACTTCCAAAATGTAATCCTCGGGAGACCCTAAACTCTCATTTAACTTTACAAATTGCTCTTTGCCATTACTCATAACTGAACCAACATCACCATGTTTCGTTCTTAGTGTGCCAATTACAGAGTCTTTTGTTCGGTCAATGGTGATTGACAATATTGATTTATCAGATTGACGAACAATTCCCATGCTTTCAAATGGCAACATTACGTCTGATGGGTCTGAATCAAACAAATCATGTAAGTTGTTCATTACTTTGTTGTAAGTAACATCATCCATGTGGTTAAATTTACCAAGATCAACCCATGTATAGTCCATTGGATCGCCTTCGGTGTAGACATCCTTAACGGCTTTGATTATGTTGGGTGTCATTTTGCTGCCCTCATAATCCGTTGATTTCTGCCAAACCGACCTCGTTTGACACCCGTAACTTCAATAAATCCCTTGTCTAACAAAGCACGATACCTTGCCGTTATTGAGGAATATGGGTAGTTTGGATACATCGCTAGTATCTCGTCTGAAATACACCCCTCTGGATGGCTTTTAATGGCCTCGTAGACCATTTGTTCTAGCTTGGTGCTATCAACTGCTTGAGCCGCCTGATGGCTCGTTGTAGGGTCTTCTTTGCGTACCAACTTAAACGCTGGTGAACCAAAGAATCTGTCCATTGACTGCTTCATGCTGCCGAAAATATCATTCAT